ACAATAGTAAAATGTGTCTAAGTTTTTAATTTTTCTGTTTTCTAAATACTCCCGTGCTGGGTGTGTAATATTTAGTTCTGAGATCTTTTGCAGATCAATCTTATTGTCGGGATCTCTATAAAATTTTGGAGCTTCAAATTTGAAATCAGGATTTGCTGTTTGAGATCCTTTACCAGTTAATCCTTCCTTGTATCTCTCCATGACATATTGATCATGGAGCATAGGGTTCTGATCTTTCAGGAAGTTAGTAAACGTTCTACCCACACCACAGTTATGACACTTGAACACCATGTCATTCTTCTTCTTGAAGAGATACCCTCTTGCTTTGTTTTTATACTTCTGACTATCTCCACAATAGGGACACCTAAAGTTGTAGAGATCTGACTTTTTTTTGCTAAAGAGTTGTAGTTGAGAAGAAATGAAATTGATGTACTTGATGTCAATAAAGTTCATTTACGAAGGGAGTGCTCACTCCCTCCATTATACGGCATCGTCATGAGATTGTCAACAAACGGGACGACCAACCCAATCAGCAAAACAGCGGCACCCACGAGAGCTGCCGCTTGCCATTTGAATTTCGATAATTCATTTATATTATTTTCTACTGTTTCTAATCTTTTAATAACAGCTTTATGTTCTTCCGAATTAGAATGTTTAACATCCTCAATCATTTTAATCATTAGATCATCTGTCTTGAGGCTTTGTTCAATACGTTCATCATGTTTTGCCAGAATAGTTGCAATACGAGAATTTCCTTCTGAAATTTTATCTACAGCATTCTCCAACTTGTCGAGCATCTCCCTTGATAGTGATTCGTAGATGTTTAATTTAGATTCCAATACATCTAACTTGGCTAGGTCTTTTGAAAAATTATTAAACATCTACCTAATCCTCAAACGTTTTTTACTGCGAACTCAAGAGCACTCTGGAATGTTACAGCGTCCTTATTTAACATATAACGAAACTTATCTTTGTTAGTATCGTCAAGTTGAGCATAAGCAGCAGCGATACGCTTAGCAGAAAAGTTGTCAAGATTCTGTTGGGTGCCATTTTCAAAAGTGATCTTGGCAAATTCAGTTTCACCGCTTGGGTTTAGTTCAGATGTAGCAACACGAAGTGCTACTTCAAGAGCGTCTACAGTAGTTGTTGATTCATTCATAATTTCACCTTGGGGTTCGTAAGAGTTTTTCAGTGATGCTTTTTGTTGTTGTGTTGATGCTTTCTTTTTAAAATCAGAAAGACGTGCTTTAACTAAGGTATCCATTTCCTTAGTTTTTTGTTGCATTTTTGATTTTGCTTCAGCTCTCTTTTTTTGAAGATCCTTAGCACGATTTAGTTTCTTTTGTTGTGTAATCTGTTTCTGGGCTCTCTCGGTTTCCGATGGAGCCGCTTCGGAAATTAGATTTTCGATTTCTTCTTTCATTTTTTTTCTTCGGTTAATGCGAGAGAGTAAACTTTTTGCTCCCTTAGAACGTCCATCAATATAATCTTTGTTTGCTTTTTTATACGCTCTATGTGAACGTGGTTTCACAACTACAAGTGCAGGTGGCATAGACAGTGAAGAACCATCTCCTGCTTTCATTTCATTCAAATTAGATTCAGTTGCTTCAGACATTCTTGATCAATTTCTTGGTTAAGGGACTCTGGTAATCTATTTAGGAACACTAGAAATGCTTTTAATAATGGCCAATACGTTGCTTCTATCTTAAAAAATAGAAGCGGTGTAGCAGCGTCATCAAAAGCATTATACATGAGAATAATATGATTTAGAATAAGATGAGTTTTCAATTCACCAGTTGTTTCATATCTCTTAAATAATCTTTTGATATATTTGAATCGATTCAAATCTTCTTCAAAATCCTCATACGTTACCGATGTAGGATTATCATAATGTTTCATTGCAAACATGATCCAATTATCTTTGGTCAACTCATCAAAAATCATACATTATCATGCATAGGTAAGTGAAGCAGAGGTAGAAATAATTTCTTCAGTACCACCAGCAGAAGTAATCTTCACACGGAACTTGTAACCATCGTAAGTTGCCTTAGCAGCTGCAGTGAGTGTAAGAGTTGCTGTGGTAGCTCCAGTGTAAACTCCAGTGTTCGTAAGATTAGTCCATTTTGCTGTTTGCGAAGCAGTTTGATATTGCCATTGATAAGCAAGAGATCCAGGGGTGCCAGTAGTAGAAGTAGAAACAGCAAATGTTCCAGTGAAAGGAGTTGCTGCACCAGTTACATTGGCAGGCTGCGATGTAATCGTAACTGCAGATGCTACGTCTGCTGCAATAGTATCATCAGCCTGAGTTTCATTAGCGTTAAGATCTGGATTGGCAATCGTTATAAGGTGCTCTGCTTTATGACGAGTATTGCCATTTGTATCAGTGTATGTAAAATATGACCACCACCCAGGAGCATTAATACCACGTACTTTGTTTTCATTCAAAGCAGCTTCTGTATTATCAACAAATACAATTGTTTTTGCTTGTGCAGAAGAAGCAACACCTCTACCTGCTTTAGTTTTATTAGTGTTGCTATCAGTCCTTCCGTATAGAGACATTTATACTCTCCGATTAAACTTTATATCTAAGAAATATTTATAAAAAAAGGGGAGTTACCTCCCCCAAGAAATCTAAATTTTATTTAAGAATCAGCAATTTTTTAGAAGTGCTGTTCTTACAGTTCCTGCAATTACGTCATCAATATCATTATCTGTAGTTTTTACATAACGCTCAAGTAGTTCTACTACCAAACGCTTAGTATGACAAGAACCAAGTGCTACAAAAAGAATTGGTTTTACTAGTTCTACAATTGCTCCCATAATATCCTCCGTATGTTGTTTTGGGGTTCCTTTTTTATTTATTCTTTCTCTTGACTTTTTAAAGCTCTAAGAAGATATTTCTTATTCTTCTTTTTGCTTCCGTCAGTATCATCTGCTTGATTTGGAATACTGGGCATTACCTCAACGGTTGCCCCCTTCACTTTTTTTCTTCTTCAATCTCCTTACGAATTTCCATGTCTTCCTTAATTTTCTTTTTAGCAGCAAGTATCTTGCTTACTTTACCACGACGAGCAGCAAGATACTTGTCCGACTTATCGTGATCACCATCATTGTCGATATCCTTATCTTCTTTACCTACTGGATCAAGTTTCTTTTCGGTAATATCAAAATCTTCTTTCTTCATTTTATTCTTTTCTTTCCAAGCAGTTGCATATGCAATGCTCTTTTCTTTTTCTGAAACACCACCTTTAGAATAACCTTTCTTGATGTGCTTCACCATACGCTCATACTTTTCACCTGGAGGTGCTTTTTCATCAAGTTCAATGACACCAATTTCTTCTTTCACACACTTGTCTTTACCATTTTTGGTTCCAGCATACTTGTAACCTTTCCAGCAAGCTTTACCATCAGCACCTTGCTCTTTACCTTCTTCATTCTTTTTCTCAAAAACATAATGAATATTATCAACCATTAAGTTGAAAGCTTCCTCCATTCTTTCTTCCTTTTCTTTCTTTTCTTTTTTCTCTTTCTTCATTTCAGAATGACCTGATTCACAGGACTTTTCCATTTTCTCTTCCTTAGCAAGAATAGTGGTGTTGCGAATAGTTGCACCATGTGATTGCTTAATGCCAGAGCCAGTGCGAAGATCTACCGCTGGATCTGGAGAACCTGCACCTGCTTTTGGATCTTTCTTTGTAACTGTATCCGTATTATCTTTTTTAGGTAGCGTAGGAATACCTTCCTCAGATACCTGCTTCACACCACCAAGATAAGCAGCGGTTGTTTCAATTAATGCTCTAGAAAAATCATCATGATGACGAACTGTTGTCGTTGGTTTCTGTCTGTCCATTTGTAAAGAATATACTTTTTTTCCTTTCTTTATTTATGTTTTCCGACACATTAACTTCACGAATATCCTTTACCCACGCACGAAACATTCTACTATCTTCTGTAATCACAATTACATAGTTAGTTCCAGAACGATGAATACGTCCTTTCTCTCCAGTGACTGCGGACATTACATAGTCACCTTCTTGGAAAACTTCCTTCTGGATATAACGCTCACGAAGAGTTTCTTGTCTTAACTGCTTGAAATTTTTCATCTTGCGTTATTTGTTAATGGAGAATAGGAGACTCGAACTCCTGACAGCCTGCTTGCAAAGCAGGTGCTCTACCAACTGAGCTAATTCCCCAACATATATTCTACTGTATTTGCCACATCATTCATTGCATCACGAAGATTTGGACGTTGCCCAGATTCTTGTTTAACAATAGGACGATGATCATCAGTAAGAGTCCATCTCCATTGTTTCATTTCTTCACAGTACCAAAGATTAATTTTCATATGAATAGAAACAGACTAAACGGAAAGGGTGGGATTCGAACCCACGGATGCTTTCACATCGCTAGTTTTCAAGACTAGAGCCTTCAACCACTCGACCACCTTTCCAAAAAAGCATCAGAATGATGCATCATAATACTTATTTATTTCAAGTTCCTCATACTCATGTCGCTGAGGATCGTAGATATTATCTAGATCCTCTTTGCTGATGTTATGAGCAACTACTTCTTTTTGATCGTAGACGTGATAAATTTTATCGGTCGTCTGCTGCTCGATTTTCGGAATAGAATACATCAAACTCTCCTCCAGGATAACGCTTAAGTAGTTTGTTTACGTTAGTGGAAATCACATCATCAAACGAAACGCCTAGAGCATTACATGCTTGGGCAACATACCACATGATATCACCCAACTCAATAATAAGATGTTCTCGATTGTCATCGTTCCAAGGCTTACCTTGGAATACCATCTTCTTAATGATCTCAAGAAACTCACCACCCTCAGCATTAATGCCAACACCAGCAGTAAGCAGTCGTTCAATATTGGCACCTTTAGAATCAAGTTCAACAAGACGATCAGAAAGATATACAAAATCTTTGGAAGCATCGGATGTTACTTCATCAACGAATTCAACATAACGATCAAAGTCAACGTGCTTAGTCATAGATTAGATTACGAACTGGGAAAATTTGTTAATACGAGATTGTTTGCTTGAGATTTCCTCAAATGCTTCATACGGTTCTTCCTCCACAGAATTGAGAAGGTCGCCGCCGTCTGAATCCTCTACATTATACAGCTTCATCTTCGATCTGTCAACCCCCACAGTAAATCTCTTGTTGAAGGTGGGATCGTTATATCGGTTCTTGAGTTGTTTGACCATGATGCGACCAGATTGTTCAAGTTCCTCAGTAGCGATAAGAGCAAACATAAAGTCAGCTGTAGCGGGAAGACCAAAAGACTCGGAAGTATCGGTAATATCAACGTCGCTATTGCCAAAGCCACTCCTAGTAGTTTGAGTAGCAGAAACAATTGGAAGGTCATGCTCAACAGCAAGACCTCTAAGTTCTTCAGCGATTGCTTTAACATAGGTGTAACTATTTACGATTTGACCTTTATATCTTGAAGATGCACATATGTTAAGGTAATCGATAAAGATAATGTCTGGTTTGAAATATTTCTTCAAACTCAACTCATTAAGAAGTGCCTTGAAATGACCAGCATGAGCAGACGCAGTTGGGTATTCTTTAATAATAAGTTTACCCTGTGTCTTATTACCAATCTCTTTGATGCGAGATGTAAATATTGATTCTGGAATAGAACCAATATCTTTAATATTTACATTCAGAAGATTGGCGTCAATACGTTCTGCAATCTTTTCTTCTGCCATCTCAAGAGTAATGTAAAGAACATTTTTTCCTTGAGATAAACATGCAGCAGCAACGTGACACATGAAAAGAGATTTACCCACACCAGTTCCAGCAAGTGCAACGTTAAGTGTTTTGTTTGGCAGACCACCTTTGGTAATAAGATTAAATTTATCAAGATCAAAAGGAATCTTCTCTTCTTTTAGATGATAATAATCGTAACGCTCTAAAGCATTATCAACATAATCATGACCTACGTGTTCATCGAACGATACTGCCAGGGCCTCTTGAAGTATACTGGGGATCGCATCCTTTGATACTTTTGATTCACCTCCGTCAGCAATCTTGATCGATTCAAGAAGGGCAAGGTAGATTGCTCTATCTTTACACCACTTTTCTGTTGTATCAAGAAGCCAGTTGTATTCAACATCGACTTGATTGAGTTCTTGAATTTTCTTAACTGCGTTCTGATACGATTCCTCATTTAAATCTTTCCTTGTTTGCAGATTAATTTCAAGCACTTCCGCTGTTGGTTGTGCTTGATACTTACTAGCAAAATCCCAGATCTCTTCATAAATTATCTTCTCAGAATAATCTTCAAAGTATTCTGGTTTAATAAAAGGAACTACCTTACTATAGTAGTTCCTATTAAAAAGTAGGTTTCTTAAAATTGTTTGTTCAATCCTCTCCATCTTCTGCTCCATACGTAAATTCTTTCTTAGCTTGTTGCTCAAGAAGTTGCATTACGTCTGGAGTAAAGTATTGTTCTGGATCAGCGAGAATTTGTTTGCCATAAATTTTCTTCCCATCAATTTCATAACGACCAGCAGTATTCTTCCAGAGACCAGCACGTTCTCCCAATTCCAATAGACCGTAATGCTGTTCTAGACCACGTTCATCAAAGAACAAGCGGGTTTCAATTTTAGACCCTTCACGAGTCAGACGGGACTTCTTCGCCTCACACTTAATAATGTTTCCGATAAGTTCTGTTCCGTCTTTTTCTTTTTTCTTTCCGAGATAAATGATTGTGCTAGCAGAATACTTAAGACCACTACCACCGCCCATCTCTTTTGTAGGAACGTAAGCACCAACAACGTCATAGGTATGATTTGTTACTAACATTGGAATATTTGCTTTGCCAAGTTTCAACGTAAGAATCCTAAACACAGATTTAACGAGTTGTGCTTTCGTCATATCACGAACGTTTTTATCGTCCGAGGCATCTTGAACTTCCTTGTTGGTGGCAAGCATACCAAGAGAATCTAGCACAAACATAAGTGGTTTGCGTTCTTCCTTGGGCTGCTCCATGTATTTATCGATGATGCGAACTGCTTGAGTTCTAAACTCTTCGATAGTATCAATAGGAAAAATGACAAGTCGCTTTGAATCAATGTTGCGACTTTCAATCATTTGCTTACTAATAGCGGATTCTGTTTCAAAATAAATGACTCCAGCATCGGGATCAGTATCAAGGAAATGACGGACAACAGAAAGACAAAAGAAGGTTTTACCTGTACCACTGTCTCCTGCAAGAGCGGTGATTTTGTTTGATGGGATTCCACCAAACAACGAACCAGAAACCAACGCATTAAATACGTAGCTGCCAGTATCAATAAAAGATTCAATGTCGCCAGCAGCAACACCATCGGAAGCCATTGAAACGAATTCATTTTTGCTATCCTTAATTACTTGAGATAAAAAGTCCATAGGTTATGAAAAGAAACTGAGTAGTGAAACTTTGCGTTCGGCGTCCCATCCGATACATTCTAGCACATTCCTGAGAGGATCGTAGAACGACTTCTCAAATTGTAATGTGTAGTCAATGTATTTGTCAAGGTTGAATTCCTTAGGGATAGTTCCAAAGAAACTAATAACATTTTCGTTGATTGGATTTGGGAGCTTCAAATAAATGAATTTTACTTTTTCGCCCTCTTGAATAAGAGCGTGCTTATGAGTAAGTTTATACTTGCTAAGGTAGTGATTATACAGTAATGCACCTCGCACTGCAATAGGTGTACCCTTCTTATAAATGTCTGCATTACTTTTGTACTTGTCGAGACCATTGCAACCTCTTGGAAAAGCGACGTTTAAATAATCTTGCTGTTTGGTTTCTTCCTTTACTATATTAATAAAGTCAAGAACATCTTCATTTGTTTTGTTAATGATAATTGTATATGCCTTAAGAAGTTTATCTCGGAAGTATGCAGGAGTAGAAGAACGTGCAGTTTCCATACCACAGATTTTCATCTTTGGTTCTTTATACCTAACACCTTCACTGTCCCATACGTTAAGAACGTAACGCTTCTTCGCAGTCCAGAAACCACGATTAGCAATATTCTCACGCTTCATAAACATCTTCTGTGCATAAGCATTTACATATTCTGCCAGTTCTTGGTAAGAACTTTCAATATAAGGTTCAAGTTCCATTTGACAGATCTTGTCAAGGAACCCCACAATTTTTTCATCAACTTTCTCTCTTCCTTGGTATACACGTTCAACCAGATTGCCCAGATTAAGATACATTGAATCAGTATCACAAGCAATAACATAATCAACTCCATCAGTTTTTAGAATTTTATTAAGGTATTGATTGGTCTTTTCTTCAATCCAACGAATTGATAATTGGCCAGAAAGAGTAATTGCCTCAGCAATTTCAAGTTTGTAATAACGGAAGTGCTCGTTACCAATAGCACCATAAGCAGAGTTGAGTTGAATCTTACGTGCCATCTGAATGTTATTACAGCGGGCGATCTCTTTCTTTAACTCTACTGACGGATTGTTTTCATATTCTTGCTTTGCTTTGAGCATCTTCTTTTTGTAGATGACTCGTTCTTCATAGATCTTCTCCATGAGTTTGGGCAAGAATCCTTGATATTCTGTTGTGTAGTATGTGCCGTTAGCACACAGAGTTTGACCTTGCAAATCAGAAGTATCAATTTCTCCTTGAAGAAGTCGGTCCACATTTGCATTAGGATGACGATGTGGCAATAAAGTTTCTGGAGAAATATTATACTGCATGATCAGGTGAGGATACAGGGAGTTAAGGTCAAAATTAACTACCCAATCATACATTCCTGGCTTAGGTTCTTTCACAAATGCACCAGCATACTTAGCAGATTTGTGGCTTTCTTTCTTAGGAGGAATCACAATCTGCTGATCATGAAGATACACATAGATAATGTTATCCCACATACGAACCTGAGAATACACATCCTCGTAGTTCACCTTAGCATCATATGCCATTGTAACTGCGAGTTCAAGAAGTTTCATCTTGTCATCCAGTTTGTCTACAAGGCGAACGTCGTGTATGTTATACTCTACAAACTTCTGCCAGTTATGTGTATAAAATTCTTTAAAAGTATCATACTCACTATGATCAAGTTTCTTTTCGCCAAGTTCTACTTCACAGATATGGTCGAGACGATATGACTCTTGATTAGTATAAGTGAATTTACGATATAGTTCAAGATAGTCAAGTGTTGCAATACCACTAATGTCATATGCAATCTGCTTGCGACCTTTAATAAAGATCTCTCGACATAGAGTAGTTCCCCAAGGAGAAATCAAACGTGTTTCTTTTTCACCAAGAATACGTTCAACTCTACGAAAGATATATGGCATATCAAATAGTTGAACATTCCATCCAGTGATAATATCTGGATAGTTAGAAGACCACCAGTGAAGGAATCCTTTCAACAATCCTGTTTCGGTTTCAAAATGCATGTACTGAACATTAGGATCATTATTATTAAAAGGTCTTGCTCCAAATACAATGATGCGACCCATAACACTATCTTTGACGCTGATACAAAGAATCTCTTGGTCAGCAGATTCAATATCAGGAAATCCATTCTCTGCACCAGTTTCGATATCAATAGTAAAGATACGAATCTGATTCATATCAAACTTGATTTCTTCATCAGGATACTCTTCAAGAATATACTGATTTAGAAATCTTGTCTGACCATAGATTTGAAAGTCCTCGATCTCACCATGATCTTCAATGAATTTCTTGGCGTCACGAATTGTTCCCTGTTTCACTGGACGAACATATTTGCCATCCAGTGTTTTCCATTCTGATTCTTTTGCTGAAGGGAGAAACAGGGTCGGATTATATTTAATTTTATCCTGAAATTGTTTACCATGCTCATAACCACGTACTAGAATGTTACTTCCAGATTGTTCAACGCTGGTATAAAACTTCATGCTTTTTCTTCTTCAATAAGTTTTTGATAGGAGGATAAAAGGAAAGTGTCTGGTTCTGTAAGCACAGATATATCAGACGATCTGACGACGATCTCTCGTTCGTCACAGTGAAGTGGCCAAGGACCAAGGCACTCTCCTGCTACCTGATACGGGTATTTTAGCACACAATCGGGATCCCCGAACTCTACGTCAGGGATCTCTGTGATATTTGTAACAAGCCAGTCGCCATCAAATTTAATTAACTTGATCATACTACTTCAGGAGTAATCACTTTTCCTTTTACTACAGCATCAATATCTTTTTGCTGAAGAATTTCATTTTCTGTTTTATCTTTACTGATACCATTAAATTCAGCTTCTGCTTGTGCAATAACAGCTTGTGCTTGTTCAATTTTTGCCTGATAGGCTTGAGCAAGTCCAGCATCTGGTTGACCAATAGCCAAAACTCCATCATACGGAATTCTATATTGAGTATCAACTGCGTAAGGACACCACTTGCTAAACTTAACTTGAAGATCTTGATCTGGATTATCTTGATTATTTACATTTATTAATGCAAGTTCATAAGGATGATTCATTACTAAACAAATTCCTTTTTGATCTTCTCCTTCTCCTTCAAAAGCTTCTTGAAGAATAGTAATCAATTTTTCTCCTGTTTTAAGGATTACAATAGATGGATTAAGTTTTGCTACATCAGCTGTCATGTTTAGTTTCCTCCTGGTTTTCAATTTCGTTTGGTTCTGCTCCGCCATCAATAGGGTAATATGGTTTAACTACTTCAACATATCTTTGTAAAATAGGTTCGGTAGGATCTCCCATTGTCATTACTTGCTCGAATGGCATTCGGTAAGCAAAGTTTTTTGTAAATGGCATTAACGCCGTAAAAACAATTTTTGGATCTTCTGGTGTACTTCCTTCATCAAAGGAAACCACAAAAGGAACTTCAAATAAAAAACAATATGGAGTATTGTCATCACTTTGCAGTTCACTGACTTTAGCAATTACTTGCAAGTCATTTTTCAGAAGAACTATTTTGATCGATTCCATAGTTCAAATTATATACAAACATATTATAGCACACAAAGTAAAATGGGGCAAGTGCTGATGCTGACCAGCTTGCCCCCATGTGCGCCGACGATACGATTTATTTATTCAGTAAGAAGTTGATGCTTACTAGATCCAATGGTGTAAGTCGTTCGCCTCTTTTCTTCTGGAATGATCTTCTCCAATGATATTGTCAATAGACCATCCACATATTCTACAGAGGATACTCGTACATCGTCTGCGAGTTGCCACGAGTGATTAAAGGAACGTTTCGATAATCCTTTGTGAACATACACTCGTTCAGGATCTCGTTTTTCAACTCGGGAGGCAACTCGGAGAATGTTTTGTTCAGTAGAGACTTCGATCTCTTCTGCTTTAAATCCTGCCAAAGCGACTTCGATTTCGTAATTAGATCCATCGTGTTTGATTAAATTGTAGGGTGGATAACTGGTGTTATGTCCAGACATTGCCTCTAGACGATTGAATACATCGTCTAGACCTACTGAAAATGGGGAATAGATATCCCAAGTATATTTAGTCATTGGTTTGTCTCCTTAAATAAGCGAGAGTTTAATGGACCCAAAAGGCATCCATTATTAATTATAACAAATAATAAAAAAGTGGGGTGTTGTTTACCCCACTTTTTTTATACGGTCATCAGTATCTCGTAACCTTGTTTTCTATACCAATCAAGATGTGCTTTACCCCAAGGGATAGTCAACCACTTAACTTTCTTGTCAGGTGTCAATACCATTAGGGTGAGCATTCTCATTCTTCTGTTTTCTTTCTTCCGATGTTGTACTTGCTCTCAAGAGTCCAATCATCTTTATCTTTAAATGAAAGAACTTTAATTTGATTGAGAGGTGCCACATCTTCAATTTTTTCTGGAGTGACTACATCAATTAGTCCCCAGTCAGAAAGAAGTTGAATGATACGATTACGTCGTTGAACATCATTCAAAGAAAGATTAGTTTTTTTTCCATCAAGAGCAAACAACTCTTTGAAATGAACGATGTAATACTTACCTTGTTTATGAAGAATGTGACAAGATTGGTAAAGCTTACGCTCTTTCCTCGAAGCAACTCCAATGCGAGTGAGTGTCTCACGAACCTTAAGAAAATCATCAGGTTGACCCAGAGCAACTTCTACCATGTCAGATTGTTGCCATTTAATTTCAATGTCAGTTGTCATTTTGTTCCGCCTTTATTCAACGCTTGTTTAATTTGATCAAGTTGTTCTGTAGTGAGAATCCTCAAAGCTTCAAGAGATTTGGCGTGGTTATAACCATAATACTCTTTCACCAATTCAAGATGCTCTAGTGTTTGTTTTTTGATCCAGGGAGAGAACCTCTTCCTTGGCTTCAAACTATTTATATAAAAGTCATACTGCATCTTCTTGTCGAGATGATGATGCTTATTCATCTCATTTGCATACAATACAGTATCAGTATGTAAAGACAAACACTTATTAATAATATATGGCGGGTATCCTTTTACAGCATCAGGATCATCCATGATATTTTTCTTGGATTGATTAATGCTATAAAGATAATCTTTAAGTTCAACTTTCATAATCAGGTTCGTGGTACTTTAAAAATTCACGGAAAGTCATTTTCATTTCCTTTTGGGTCATGCCACAATGAGCAGCAGCAGCAGGAAGATTCATTGTAGCATGAAACAATGCCCAGTTTGCTTCTGCCACATTTTCAGGTGTTGTCTTATTCATAGATAACGAACCTCATTAACATAACCAGCTTGGATAGCTGTAAGGATCATATTATGAGAGTAACTATCTTCTTTTGGTTTGGCAGAAAAATAAATCACATAATATGCATCTGGTTTATAGAACTTAAGTAATGCACCATTGCAAACAGCTTTCTTTACGTTGTCTGTTCGTTGTGCTCCTGGTCTTTTCTTTCCACCAGATCGCCCACCCTTAGCTTCGACATACTCGGTTCTATATGGAAGATCTGCAATGTAATCAAGTTCAATGCCAATATTCCGAACACAATAATCTTTACCAACAATTATTCCATTGCGTTTAATAAGATCTTGTTCAACAAAATCTTCAAATTCATTACCAGATTTTTTACTTTCAGATTGAAAATTATTCATTTAAATTCACAACTCATCATAATTTCAGTAAGACATGCAAGAAGATTAATCTCTTGATCAGCAACAAAAGAAATTTGATACTGATATTTGGCAATAATCAAAACTGCTTCTGGAATAGAAACTGCTTTAAGATTATCATAAAGTACATCATAGATCCTACGCATTACAATACTAGGGTCATTATCAATGTTTTCAGCAACCCACTTCTTGACGTTAGTAAACTCCTTATTCTTCAAAGACCTAAGGAGATCATCAATCGTGATATCTGCCACGTCAACAAGCACAGCAGAAGAAATTGTTCCACCAGCAGAGAAACGCTGACACTCATTGATAAGACGACGCCAATCAGGATAGTAACGCTTAACAACTTTAATAAGAACTTTATCTTCGTATTGAATCTGTTGTTCATCAAGAATAGATTTCAAACGAATAAAGAACTTTGCTTGAAGTTTGTCTGCCTCTTCACCTTTGATTTTAAAATCAATCACTGTGCAACGTGAGTGCAAAGGATCAATAATCTTGTTAGGAAAGTTGCAAGTGAAGATGAAACGACAGTTGCTATGAAACTCCTCTACAGCTGCCCGCAGTGCCAATTGAACGTCAGATGAGGTGTTGTCTGCCTCATCGATGATAACGACCTTGTGGGCGCTCCTAGAGGTCAATGAGACGGTCGTAGCAAACTGACGAACCTTATTCCTCACCGTGTCCAAGAAACGTCCCTCATCCGAACCATTGATGACAATGTAGGACGCTCCAATCTCATCACATACCGCTTTGGCAACTGTGGTCTTTCCCACACCAGCAGAACCACAAAGGAGAAGATTAGGGATCTCTTTCTGTTCAATAAATGCTTTAAACGAGTTTTTAATATTCACTGGAAGAATACAATCCTCAATGGTATGAGGACGATATTCTTCCACCCACAAAAATTTTTTATTCATCAAGGTTCAAGAGCAATATAGTAAAGAAGATCAATAGAAGAATGTTTCCATTCTGTAATTAGATGCTTTGAAATTTTAACTTGGTAATCACCAGGAAGCAGTCTGATGTTTTCCATCTTCATGAAGAACTCATACTCACCAGTATTATCCCCAGGAAGTTCAAGTGAGAATACGTTGCTGGTCTCATTTTCCTTATCAACCAAACTGAGGATAACAGATCCTCCAATAGAATGAAATTTGAGATCAGCAATGCCGTAAACAGCACTTGCTTTTTGCAATGCTGTGATGTCTTCCTGGCGAATTACAAATTCCATATCAGCACCAGGAAAATTGATATTCTTTTCTGGTGCTGCTTTCAATGTAATCTCGGGACTTGAGAAGTAATACTTGGCACTACGACCACCGCCACGAATGGTTACATACTGACTGTTTTCAAAATCAAGAACTGGATTATCAAACAGTGTCAGTCCAGCAAGGAATTGGTTTAGATCGTAAATACCAAACGTTTGTGGAAATATTTCTGAGCAGGTGTACTGAGCAACTGCATTCTCACCAACGCTGATTGTTTTAAGTTGGTTGCCTTCACGGATCAAAATAGAACCGTTGATGGTGGCAAAGTTTTTAAGAACCACCATCGTTTGTTGAGAGATAGTTACTTTACTCATTTAAACTCCTGGAGACCGTTTTGAGTGCGAGTATAGTGGTTGTCAAAGTGAAGCAGCAACATGGCGTAATGAATGACTTTGAGCAGATCTCGCTTGTTAAGTCCATCCTTATCGCCATATCGGCTGCCATACTTAAGGATGTTTGCTTGACAAAATCCAGCGGCAAGTTTCTTCGCTGCCATCAAGTCAATAGTTTGGATGTCGTTATAACCATCCTCATCTCCACAGTAATGACCGTGATATGTGCTGATGATATATTCTTCAATATCTTTGAGGATCTTGTCCTCGTTGTATTTCCACTGCATGGTCATTCCTCCATTACATAAGATAGATCACTATGATAGCACTCTTTGATCGTGCCGTCAAGTGTTTTTACGAACAGTTTAAGGTGATGTCCACCAAGGATTTGAACGGTCTCGCCGCTGTTAAGAACGGCGAGGTTTCCTACATATCCATGAAACTCAGAACGGTGCGTCTTCATTTTCCTCTGTCTTGTCATCAATCTTGTCATAGAAAGACATGAACGATTCTTTGGTTTCATCATCGAAACGATTTACACAAACTTGGATTGCTTTCATACGCTTACCAAAAATGCTGTAGGCACGGATGATGTGAGTTAGACGACGAGTGGAAATCACTTCATCAACACCACCATCTTTGAAAGTACGACGGATTTGATCTGCCCAGAAAGCAAGCTTCTCACAGAACTCTTCATCGAGGCAACCGAGTTTTGCAGACAGTTTCTCAAGAATCTTCTGCTCAATTTTAGGAGAAGGATAATCCTGTTCAAACGTGAGAGCAAATCGCTCAAGGAATGCTTCGTTAAGAACGTTGGTGCCAATGAAGCGACCATCATCGGAACCTTTACCTTTGGTGTTTGCAGTAGCAACAATAGTGAATCCAGGAGCAGGATTTACGTAGCGTCCAGTTTTCTTCAGAAACACACCCTTACCTTCAAGGATGGATTGGAGGCACATAATCTTGTTAGAAGCAAGATCAATCTCATCAAGCAACAGAACAGCACCACGCTCAAGGGCTTCGATCACGGGACCGTTATGCCAAACAGTGTTGCCATTCACCAAACGGAAACCACCGATCAGATCATCTTCATCGGTTTCGATAGTGATGTTGACTCGAATCAATTCACGCTTTAGTTGAGCACAAGCTTGCTCCACACCGAAAGTTTTACCGTTACCAGACATACCAGTGATGAACACAGGATAGAAAATCCCAGAAGAAAGAATTTTCTTAACATCACTGAAGTTACCAAAGCTGACGAAGTTAGCATCTTTTTCAGGAACAAGGTTTACTTTTTCCACAACCTCAATAGCAGGTTCAACAGCAGGAGCATTGAAAGTTTTTTCCAGTTGATCAGCAGTCAGCGACCAACGACCATGCCCAACTTTGTATTGAGCAAGATGCTTAGAGATTGTGGGATAAGAAGATTTGAAATGATCAGAAGCAGCAATGATAGCGTTGCTTCCAAAGTCATTGCCGAAGTTATCAGCAATGAAAGTAGTCAGTTCGTCGAGATTGATGTTAGACATGCGAGGCATAACAAAAGGCTCCGTTGATTGGGATGAACATAGTATAAGGCAGGTTCCGCCTCAGGTCGAGGCGGAGTGGACAGTTGCTCAACTGACCAGTGTGGCGAACGAAGAAAGGATCTTCTTGCTCGTTCGCTTGGTCTTCATCATATCACGAAATGCCTTGCCGATGGCGACGGTGCTGGTATTGTCAGCAACTTCAAACGAAGCTTCCTGGTTGAGTTTGGATGAAGACAGAGCATACAAAGCATCGTAACCAATAGCGTTAAATTCATACGAATAGAATTTACGCCAGTGCTTGAGAGCATTGGTA